ATATCCCTGGTTTTTCATAGAACCTTAACTACTAATTTGTGGTGCGGGATTTAAATAGGAGTTAATATAAGTTAAGCTGCTACGACCGCTGGGCCAGCCGTATCCCTATCGAATAATATGTTTAACACTGAATTATTTGGTACATTATAATCAAAATCCATTGTACTAAGCTCCCTCTCCAATAAGAGCTGCATATTGTAAGTCCATCCATAAGTCATATATAATGAAGCATATATATCTGGGTTGAACTGTGAATCAAAAGCTGTGTAATCGAAGTGCATATGCCAAAATTCTTGTTTAAATCTAGTCGAATATCCTAAATAAGCTACCTTATCTTCTGTTAATTCTAATATTCGTTTAGCTACAGCAGCTATGGGTGGTATAAAGCAACACACACGTGTTAAACCTATTGCTATGCCTTTCATCATTGATTCGCGACTAACGTCTTTCGGCGGTGCATTAATATAACCTAGTTTTGACAAAACTTTTCCTGGTATTGGCCCAAATACCCATGTGCCATTAATACAATACAATCTACAGGAGCAAAATTCCGCTTCATCAAGCGTAGGCCTCACAATGGCTTCACTTTTAAATCCTAACTTTGCCATGTAAGGAACAAAATCGATTGGTGGTGCATTAATAGTCATCAAATTGTCGTCACCAGCAACCAACATACGTACGCGTGCTTTTATTTCCTTTACTTTCCAACCGAAATGTTTATGTAATATGAAAGCATGTAAAAATACATTTAATAGTGAATTAAATAAAGTCGTAAATGGATCACCTGATTTTCTACCTCCAGGCATCCAATACTTACCACCTAACATTGTTACACCATGGGTTGAGTTATTAGCTGTCATAAGCTTCAAAATTGCTTCACTAGCTCCAAACCTTTTCGCTATCCATACTTCAAAAATGCCCAGTTTTTCGTGTACGGATGAATCGAATGTACTAACATCATCTTCTATAATTGTCCACATTTCGTTTAGAACCGAAGCTGCATCAACAGCATCGACACCACTCGTGAAGCAAACCCAATTGTCCTTATCCCAAATGGTTTTGAAATGATCCTGTAGTGCCATAAACCAGGGCCCCAATACAACTAAATAAAACAAATTCAAAAGACCTTGGATTGCTCTTGCTGACTTATATTTCTTACCCATAGGCGTTCTATATGGTAAATTTTCTTTTTTAAGAAACAATTTTCGTGTTGTCCAATACCAGGCCAATTTTTCACTGATATCATCATCCTGTTCATATCCCATCATTTTCATATCAGTTAAGGCTTCTTCCAGTTTAATTTTCATTTGTGTGGTGGCATTACTGCGGTCTTTATAAGACACCCATGAAACAGGTTTTATAACTTTCCATTTTCTATTAATGATAGTTGAAAAGTTCTGTTTACTCCACGCTATCATTTCATCCAGAAATTTTTCATCAACAATAGGTGTCTCTACAGTTACTCTCGTGGCTATGGTACTCTTTTCATTTATTACATTATTTGAGTAACACACAGGTCTGTAACTATGATTCCACCAGTAAGCTGCTTGACTAACCTGATTTGTGTCAAATTTTTTGTGGGTGAATTTATCATACAATGGGTACCAAAAACCAGCATTTTCCTTTTGTTTTGGTACCTCCATATCTATTGTTTCATGTTTATACATTAACACATCATCAGACCTAGTATACTCACCATGGGTACCATTAAGCTGTAAACGAAAATGCTCTCCAAAAAAAGGGTTAAAATACACTTCCTTATTGTAACTGTGTATGGGAGCATAATTTGGAAATTTATTGTTTATAATATTCTCTTTTCTTTGTTGAACATCCATGTCAGCTATAGCCAGTGCAGCTTGCTGATCCAACTGCAAACCTGGTACTACTATTTTCTTCCTGAACATTCTCCTCCACCATAAACGGATGGTTCGTCCAAACTTGGGTAGACACTTCATTTCATAATTTTCAAATGACACACCTGGATTCACCCTATCTTCCAACGCTCTATCTTTACTGATTAACTCTGTGGCTTTATAATTTGAATCATCGATTATTCCAAGCTGTGTAAAATCTCCTACAGTCCTATATGGCAATTTAGAGAACGGGTTAATCAGTTGTCTCAATATATTAACTTCTTTCCAGGCTAAATACGGCCCATACAATATTGAGTTAGTTTGAACACTAGGATCCACACCAGTTATATTGCGTACCAGCTTACGGGCAACAGACATAGAAATTTCATAAACTTTTTCGTCAATATTACTATGCATCGAGAAGTACGCTGATAATTCATCTACTAATGTTGCAGGCAAAGAGATAATAATAGTGCCTGTGTAAGGGCGTGCTATAATTAAAGGAGAGACCTTTTCTGAATTGACCAATGCCATGGGATACCGAGCGAATTCGTCCATATTGATCTCATAGTCTTTCAACTTCGGGACAAATTTTCTATTTTCATTATTTTCCAAGAACCATTTGTCTCGTGTGGCTGGATGATGTATTAAGGGTTCAGGAAACTTTATACCCATCAAATTTTGTAATAAATCAGCATATTTGATATTCTCAAACTCATCCTTTGCACTAACCACCTGTTTAAGTTTTGCACTCTCATCCACTAAAGATTCTGCGTGAATACGTGGTATTTGATCTTGATTTGGATCATCATGGAACACAGGAGGCCTTATCTGCACAGTAACTTTAGGTTCAGGTTCTTTCTTTTTCCATGTCTTAGATTCCACAACTGCTTTCTCGTACAAATGTTTTGCACGCAACTTTGCATGTTTAAACCTACCTTTAGCGTTAACCACAAAGTACTCTCGATTGGCTGAATTGGACCTCTTTTTCTTCTTCGCAGGTTCCTGGGAATATTCGATATCTTTACTTGAGACAGGGGATACAGGAGCTGACTGTACCTCAATTTTGGGTTTCTTCTTCCATGTGAGAAATTTTTGGCAATCTTTACAAGCATACCTTTGGTATTTAGTGTTCCAATACATTACTTTTCCACAAGCTGAACATCTTTCTAATACCTTTTTGAAACTAATGCTGGGCGATGATAAAACATCATCAGACTGCTCGTAAACTACTGTAGGCGACAGTGCTTCGAACCTCGACTGTAGCGAATCTTCTACACTAGGACCAGGGTTTGGTTCAATTCCATAATCTGTTAAATCTTTAGGATGCGGCTCATAAAATCTAAATGCATCCAATTGATTATAATAATTTCTAATATGGCGTGTGAAATACGAATATTTGTCACAGCACTGGTCTTCCACGTATTTTACAAGAGTTGTGTGGTTACGTGCCGCAATATTAAAATCCATGGTGTCAAAAAATTCTATATATTTAGGGGTTAATGAACAAAGGGATGGTAGAGACGGATACCTATGGTCATGGAACCATAAAATGCCTGTACAGGGGCAATCATGCAAGCAACCACAAATCCCTGCATAATGTTCAGTGTCACAATCCTCACATTGAATATTGTCACTACACTCAGCACTAATTCTTTTATCTTCATAGAGTACTGCTCTATTACAGTTCATACCATGCAGTAATGGCACCTGTGGTAGATACTGACACCCTTCACACTCCACACTACGATTGTGCGTTGAATGTACAACTCTGGTTTTTTCTGCCCCTGCTGAACACTCTATGAAGTAATTTGACACGTATCTTGCAAATTGCTCCAATGTTATATACGGTGCATCGTGGATCATATATTGACAAACAATTTCTACAATACTAGTTGGAAGCTCCTTGATGTCAAATTCTGTACTCCAACAATATTGTTCCACTTCTATAGACAATTCCAAACCCCCCTTGCAGAGCAAGGGGGCCGACGGCGGCGGCTCCGAGTCAATGTCCATTAAACTGTTTTCTCCAGGACCAGGATTAGGTTCCACGCCATAACGTGTCAAATCTTTTTTTAATGGGGCACGAGATAAGATACGTCTAGTTCCTCTCGATGATGGTATGTCTTCCACATAATCTACGTCAGATTCACTATAATGACTATCTTTTTCATCAGCATCATGATCCACGTCTCTCTTAAGCAATTTTTGATATATTGTTTCCAATTTGCTTTTCATAACATTAAATTCATCTTCCTGATTTATGCTCAGAGGATTTCTTTTAGGGGCTATGTAATTTAATGATATGAAGGGTGACCACGGGGTTATATAAATATCACAAGTTCCTGATGCTAAACCATTAATGTTTGATATAGTTACTTTATTGGCCGAACCATTTCCAGCAGAAGTCACACGATAATACTGTGAGATAGTGGATCGTGTGGTTGACACTCCAGTTAAAAACCCTACCGAAAAATCTTGAAAAGCATTCGTGACCCCGAAAATATTAGCACCAGCTGAAAATGCTGGTGTGCCAGTTATACTACCTGCTGCCGTCCATATTGCATTTACTATATAATCACCCACCGATGGTAACGTGAACGAATTTATAGTTGTAACTACAGGTAACGTTGCGCCTGTCCCTACTGTACCACCACCAGTACCAAGAAAGGCTGACCCAGCAATAGCTGCTGTATTAGCTGGGAATTCTAATATATGTGCTACTCCATAAGACACAACTGTGGATGGGTTTTTAGTAATATACATATCGAATGAATACGTTATATACAATTCACCTAATGCCGTAGTACCAGGCGTGTTAGCAACTGCAACTACAATTCGTCCATCATCATAAAATTTTCCTAAGTTAGTCAAGGGAGCAGGTACATTAGAACTTTGATAGACATAATGTTTTCTAAATGGTGATGTATTACGTATTGTTAACACCAATTTCCTTGCAAATGGTGGTCCTGACACACAAGTTTCATAATTTTCCATCTCTGAAGCTAATACTGGATCGGGGTCATCCACGTCTGGATTCCACATCATAAGTACCAACCCAGCAGTAGTATTGGTACCCGAAGCAGTATATGCTTCCGTTCTGTATATAAAATGCACACCAGCTCGGCCCCGTTTAAACATTTCATATACCACAGCCTGCTGTGAAAATATTGGACAAATACCCGAGTTTCCTGGATTAACGGGTGCAGATAAACGTACAGCAAAACTCACCGAAGGCAAAATGTCCATTATCTTTTCGGATCTGGGTGCAAAATGATCTATAATAGAACGGTGGTGAATAATTTTACCATTGTTCAAACCATCTGTAACGTTAACCATTTTGTCACCTGATTTAATATGCATCCGTTTGTTCTTCTGTGGTACAGCAACAACCACAGGTTTCACTTGCATTTTGGTTTTCATTTGGGTGTTAATAGCTTTTTCTATTTGTTTCTCAGCTTTTTTTACATACTTCTTTTGCTGTTTACGAGTACTTTTTCCTTTTCCAGGACCCGGGTTTGGTTCAACTCCTTCTTGAGTCAAATCTTTTTTAAAATTCTTTTTTTGCTGTTTATCTAGCAAGAACTGTTCCAATTGTTGCTCTTTGAATTTTTTTGCTTCCAAGAATCTTTCATGCCGTGTATTGTTGTCCAACGTATCGCGTATGCTACGATACAAACCATAAGGATTATAACTTGCATATTCCTCAGGTTTAAAATAATGATTACGTATGTTGCCCCACTTATCAACTGAATAATCTCCCAAATCTTGATATGGACCATCTTGAAACATCTCTGGATTTGTTTTAGGTGTTAACATACTAAACACAACACATATAGCACAACAAACAGTCATCTGTGCTGGATTGAGTGGGAGTGGTTTGTAAAATGTTGGTTTATCCGTAATCATTTGTTGTGCCAAAAACTTAGCTAACTGCTTGGAATGAGCCTCAGGCCCAAACGTTTTAGCACCATCAACCATAACAACAGGACAACGAAAAGTAGGATTGTGAGAAGGACCACCACAGTAAACAGCCTCGCCGACGGCTGGCCTCGGATAATCTTGGGTTGGTGCAATTTGTGTTCCATAGGGTTCGTTGTGTTGGGGCTGACGCAAACTTCTAACTTCGGACAGTATTTCATCCATCTGCATAGACAACTGTTGCAAATGTGTCAGAATTTGGTTAATTTGACTGATTAATTGGGTCTGGCTCTGCCCGACGGAGCCTTCTAATTTTGAGACACTTAACACGGGTTCTCTTCCGTATAAATTTCTACCTTCGGTTGCCAGGCTGGTAGTTGCCCCTAAATTTGTAGCCGACGAACTTTTCAGGTGTCGAACCTTTTACTCACCTAAGCATGCGATTGAGATCAACATCTCCAAGTGCGCCCCTTTTCAGGTTTGGGTGGTGTACAATTACTCCTTCCTAGGGAGTGATGGTCAGGATAACCATGATGCTACATTATCACACTACTAGGACAGTATGGATGTTCTATTTCAATTGTCTTCCGGTGGGTTGTGACTTTTAAACCAACTAGGTCCCACGATATTACAATTTGCTTGAACACGCAACGTGTCTTGCATAGTGTGTGAAACATCACTTCTGGGTTTTACAGTGAGGAGTGATGTATGATGGCCGTGACCCTTCGGGATATATCCCTAATATGTAAATAGTGG